GCCTGTGTTCGGCCGGCGTGAAGTCGGCATGCTCGGGGTGGTCGTGCTCGCTGTAGATCTTCCTGCCTGATCCCGTGCGCCCTAAGTGCTTCTCACCGTCGTGCTCGTCCTTCTTGCTGACGCCGAGCATGCTGTGCGCGGCGGCGACGACCTGATCGTTGCCCCATTCGGGATGCTCCGTCGCTACCTTCTTGATCTTGACGGATACGGCGCTCTGCTTGGCCTCGGACAGCACGTCCTCGCGTGCCTTGTTGTCCTCGTGGTCTTCCCAGGCCGCGTCGTCGAGTATCGCGTCCTCGGCGTCGAGCAGCAGCCGAACGTCCGCGCCGGCTCGGCCCTTCGTCACGAGGGCGACGTGGTTGCCACGGATATTGATCTGCCTGTGGTCGTAGCGCTCGCCCATGTACTCCCCGTCCTCCTTGATGACCTCAGCCTCGTAGCCACACGACAGCTCGCGCTTCGGCTGACTGCCATCGCCCATGACCCGGGCGATGGCAGTCGCATCACGTATGATAAGACTCGCCATCACGAGGTTGTCCTTGCGCACGATGGTATCGCCGAGGTTGCCCACGGACAGGCGCTTGACGTTGTCGGGCGTCACGCGACCCTCGGTGGGGTGCTCATTGGTGACAGGCGTCTGGATGAACGAAGTCACCGCCTCGGCGTCGAAGACGTCCTCGGGGTGACGCAGCTCACGCGTCACCCTGCCGTCCGTGTGCTTGTAGGCGAAGACGCCGGTGCGGGTTATCGCGCCGGTCACCAGCAGGTTGCCGTTGAGGTCCATGCGGGCTTCGCCGAGCCGGCCCCTGTCCACCCTGAATGCCTTCGTCATGTCGTGGGTTCTCCTGTGTGTTTCACGCCAGCAGTCCTTCGAGCACCGGCTCAGCCCAGCAGCGGCACTGTATGTCCCCGCCGGGGTGGTTCCTCTCGCCCGCTCGTTTGCCGGATGTCACGGTGATGGGTGGACTCTTCCACTTGAACTTCTTGTTGTCGAGCCTGGCATGGTCGGGCCGCACTCTCTGGTCTTCCGAGTCGTGCCAGATGTACTCGACAACCCCGAGATGCGTCTGGCGTGTCTCGGTCAGCTGGCCGTTGAACTTGTTGACCTGGTCGCGGGCGATGAGCTTCGCCCTGTTCTTGCTGATATTGAAGGTGTCCCTGACCTCGGTGCGGATGTCCTTTATGCTCCGGCCCTCACGCACCATGCGGTAGATCACCTGCTCTAGGTCGCCCAGGGCGCTCTCGGCCACGGAGCGTACAAGGCCAACGTTCTGTGCGATCCAGTCGTCGGTCAACGGCTTCAGCCAGGGCTCGGATGCGAAGGGGTCGACCCGCAGCACCCGCTTGAGCTCCTGCGAGTTGCGTCCTGCAACATTGTTGGCTGTGCGCTGTGCACCGAAGTTCGCACCGTGGAGCAGGCGCTGCATGATCCCGACCCGCAGCCGACCGAACACGGCCGACAGGGTCTCGAAGTCGGCGGCGTCGTGACGTGGAGCACTGGGTGCTGTCAGTGGGAGCACCTGGTGCTCGACTGCGGTGAGTACTGGAGCCAGCAGCTGTGACAGGACAACGGCGTACGCCGAGGCGGGCGCATCGAGTGCGGGCGGCTTCGGCTTGCGTGCCATCGTCCTGGTCTTCAGCCTGGCTTGTGTCATAAGCCGGTGGTGCCCATGGTGTGTCCCCTCTGTTTACCTGTGAAGTCCTGCATTCATTTAATTTTAGTCGACGACGGGCCCTTCGTAACCCCTCACGCACGTACGCGAGGACCACGGGCTTAGTGATTGAACCACTGTCCTTGTAGCAGGCAGCGGAAGCGTGTCACATCTCCCCCGTCGGTCAAGTCATCTGATACCGTTATGCGAAACTCCTCTCCTGCTTTAAGCTCTACTAGATAGCCGGAGTTCTTGAATGTCCAACGCACTCCCCATAAGTCGGGTTTCACACCGGAAACCGTGTCTCGGGTCGAGTCTACACCGGACAGCAGGCCCCAATCGGCATTGAGCTGTATGGTAAAGTCCTTGGTGAAGCTGTGCAGCAGAGCACCAGCGGCATCGTACGTGGCTATGGCAAGCCCATTGGCTATGCCATCAACGATACCACCGAAAGAATCAGGATTGACAGTGGGTCCCATCACGATAACGTTCAGCCTGAAAAGCTCCGCTCTTACCAGTGGCAGCACTGTATACCCAAAAGCCATGGGCGTAGTGCTACCATCTACGTTCATCTCGATCGAGCCGGCGCTGTTCTTGAGTAGCTCGTCAAGCCGGTTCTCTGACGGACGTGCCTCTGTTCGACGTGGGTGCTTTGGTGACATTCTAAGGCCCTCAAAAAGTATGGTTTACTCTACGTACCAAGCGAGGTCGATACTTGAGCGCAGAGTAGCCGCCCGTGCTGTGAGACGGTACAGGTAGTCTACGCCCCCCTTCAGTACAAGCTCTGCCGAAAAATCTATGGGGATAGCCCAGTCCATCCAAAGGCCGTCGACCAATGCCAAGCCAACTGCCGTAACTGTGGGTGCCCCAAGCACCGTCACTCCCGATTCAGCGTCATCTTCATAACGGTTATGATTGGTTGGTACTAAGGAGGTACCAGCAGAATACGTGGGTGCCTCGTAAATATAGGACTGTGCAAGTCCTTCACACCAATGCCGATGCACCATGTGCACCGCTTTTCCAATAGGTACTCGCACCAACATGTCCCAATTTCCGTCGTCCGCCAAGGGTGCTCCGTCCGGAGTGGAGTAGCCCACTTGCCAAATTTTTCCTTGGTGTACTAAGTCATGGTACCGTGCCATCACGATATTTTCACGTCGTGGTCCTTCGCTCATGTCGTCACCCTTGGTTATAGATTAGATCACTCGCTTGCGTGCCACTATGTCTACCCACCATACACCGTCGGATACGCCGCCGGACACTGCGACGAACTTCATCTGGTAGGATGCGTTGAGCGTTAGGGCAACTACGTCTTTGTCCAGCGTCGCCTCGTACCTACCACTCGACCCGTCCACATAGGCTAGCGTGAGCGGGTCCATGAGAGGCACGCCGGCAGCACTGTACAGCGTGGCCGTGACCACAGCATCATTCACTGCGGTGCCGTCCACGTCCTTCAGGGCGGGCACGCGAGGCACATGGTCGTTATCGAGGTACATAACTTCAGCAGCCATTGTCTACCTCCGGTGTGGCGATGAGCGCAGGCAGCACGGCCGGCGAAGCCTCTAAGCTAGGCACTATGGTTGGGCTAGCCTCGAGAATCGGAATCACAATAAGCAGTACGACCGGTGAAGCCTCTAAGCTAGGTACTATAGTTGGACTAGCCTCAAGAACAGGAGCTACAACGGGTGTAGCACAGAAGGGTGCGATATCTTGGATCCGTACGAACACTCCTGTACCTATCGGAACTGGCAAAACGCCTGCACCAATCCATGCAGGTGTGGCTGTTACAGTAGACTCGACATCCATCGTGGCATCAGCTACGATGCCTTGATTCGCTTGATCTATACTCAGCCCACCTGTCGCACCTATGGCGGCATCTACTGCAACTGAAGGAGCAACTTCCACTGCCACTTCTGCAGCCACGCTCATTGTACTACTTGCATCAACTTGTGGGTCTGCCACTTCAGCCGTGCCGCTGTCTACCACCGCTAAGGTTGCCTCAACAATCATGGCCACAAGGGCTTCGGCGGTCAGATCAACAGCACTCGCAATCGTACCGCCTGCATCTGCGTCAGTAGCTTCATCAAATGACGTGCCACCTGTAACAACATCCCCCGCAGCTGCAAGCGTTCCATCCGCCACAATGGACGGAGTCCCCTCGACAGTCAGATCAGGTACTGCTGCGATCGTGCTCTCGGCGGTTACATCTTGATTTGCTTGCTCGATATTCAGCCCACCCTCTGCGCTTAGGGTGGTATTTGCGGCGGTCGAAGAAGTGGCTTCCATCGTCGTCTCTGCCGCCACGTCCATCGTCCCATCTGCGTCAGTTTGCGGGTCTGCTGCTTCGGCTACCCCGCTATCCTCTACCGCCAATGCAGCGTCTGCATCAACTGACACTGAGCCTTCGAAAGTTGCTTCAGGAGCAACGGCAATAGCAGCATCCACGTCTACGCCTGCACTGTCCGAAATACCCAGTCCACCTGCTGCTGCAAGCGTTCCATCCGCAGTAACTGACGACAAAGACTCAAAAACCATATCAATGGCAGCGTCTATGGTAGCGTCTTCGCCGTTCAGAGCAGCTGTTTCGTCGAAACTTCCTGCTGCAACCTCCACAGTTATGGTGGGCCAGCTCTGATCGTAAAAGTCAAGATCTGCACCCCCATTGGTTATAATGGGACGAATTTCGATGGTGTCGCCATCACTTACATTAGCCCCTATTATCTGGAAGCTCCAAACAAACTCTGCTCCGGTATTGGACAAGTCAGCTGTTGCACCACCTGCTATACCATCAACCTCGTCAGCTCCTTCGTTGGTTGCATCCTCAGTATACTCACCTTGTGAGACTCCTGATCGAGCAACAGTGTCCTCACCATCCACCAAGCCACCAGCAGTAGACTGAATACTGGAGGACGAGCCATCTACATTCACCCAGCCGCTGGAATTTTTATTGTACTGGAGCTGAGGCGAGAAATTCATTAAGCCCCCGCCTGCTGCCTCCTCAATGCCAAATCGAAGGTGATACACGGTGTCGTTGACGAGGTCACCCTTGGAGGGGGATACATTGACTGTGCCTAGGAGTACAGCTCCAGTCTCGGTTCCATCATCAGAAAACCGCCAGCTCCCGCCCCTTGACGAGGCTCCACCTGCAAAAATAACAGAACCTTTGTACCAATAGCCTTCGCGCCGCACCAAACGCCCGTAGAAGTCATACTCCAGACGGGTGTTAATCCAGCGTGCCTTTGCGTTTTGATTCTTGAGCTCTTTTGAAAATCTCATTGAACAGTCCATTGGCGATCGCTCGCCCTTTGGTAATGCATCGAATATCTTGCAGCTTATTCATTGTCCAGTCTTCCAAACCGTTTAGCCCTATAGGAACCCAGTACGATCCATCGAAAAGATAATACTCAGCACCATAGATGGTATGAACAACACCATCTGAACGATACTGTGCGATGACAAGCACCCCCAGTTTTTCGTCAGCGGTAGCTGGAACTCCCAAGTTTGAATCCCGAGTAGTACCGTCGTCGTAGTAAATACGCCATTGAATCACGAGCTTGTCAGTGACGCGGTCATCGTCACGTTGAGTGTGTCGCCATTGCCCACACCGCGAGGTGCCGCAAAGTCATTGCCCCCGAGCAGAATGCCCGTTGCACCGGCTTTCGTGTTGTCGTCTTTCAGGATGGCCCCGACTATCGTATCTGTGTCGATGATGTTGAAAACCGCCTTGGACGCAGTATTCGTCACCGATTGGCTGGAAGCCGCTGCCGGAGAATAGGAGGGATCATTGGCGTTGGAATAGGTCGTGCCAGGGATGATAGCCCATCCAACATGAGAGGCCATAGTATCACCGGCCACGATAGTACCAGTATCCTTCAGCCCCACAAAATCGGCAGACGTAAAGGCCCCTGAATTGTAAATGCGGTCCAAGTACTCATCCAGTCCGACATTGACCACGAGGTTCGGGAAACTCTCACTCCATTTGAGCTTCCCATCCGGCCCATAGCAAATAACTTCCCATTTTTGATGGATTGCAAGTGCCAACTTCATCCCGTACGGGGACGCGATATTGTGCCCTTGTGCAATCATCCGTGCGTCGAGCAACAACTGCTTAAGATGCGACTTGGTTGTAATCCGCAAGACATTGAAGCGTTCAAGCACTTTCATGGCGTCCTCTCTTGTAGAATTTGAGTAATGCACTTACAACTTCGTTAAGTCCATTCACTACTGTAGCCTAGGCCGTTCCTGCTGGCATGGTGACGGTGAGGCTCGTGGCCCGCACAGCCGCGTCGGCCACAATGGACACCGTGTTGATCTCGATCGTGCCCCCGCCGCCCGTCGCCGTGACGTCGCAGTCGAACACGTTGTTGCCGTCGCTGTCCTCCACACGTGCCCATGCTGCGGTGCCGGTGGCGTCCGCCAAGCTGTCCTCCGTGATCGCGTCGGCCGTCCACACGCCGCCGCTCGCGCCGGGCGCGCTCGGATCGGAGAAGGTGAGGGTGGCCAGCAGCACCTGCGAGGTGATCGCGTCGTCCGCGTCGGCGGGCTGGGTACCGGAGTACAGCTTGATGGTGCCCGCCCCCGCTCCGAGGTCCAGCTGCGCCGTGATCGCGTCGGCCATTGCACTGCGGAGTGCGTCCGCCAGTCTCATTACCGCCATGCCGTCCTCCAGTAAGTCCGTTTGTGCTACGAGGGTGCTCGTGAGGGTCTCAGCCTACGACGCCCCAGATCGCGTTCTAGATGCCCTTAATAGCTAGGTCATGCGTGAACTTGCCCTGCCTTAGGTAGCCATGCCAGTTGCATACACCCCGTCGCTGTATGCTCGGCGTTAGAGTGGGCTCATCCCAGTTGCCGTCCCAGTTCCATTGGTGCGGATCGTTCGTATTCTCCCGACTGACCGCGATGTAGCTATTGTGGACTACGTTGCCTCCACCGCAGTTGTTGTCACAGGGACAGCCAAAGGCGATCTGGAACGGATCCCGGCCGTGCTCCTCCACCACCCAGGCCCACTCGCCAGACTTCAGCTTTGGCACTCCGTCTCGGTTGACGTAGATCTGCGGGGTCATTGTCCTTTGCTCCCTAGCCGTACTGCCTTAGCCACTCTCTTCACAAGAGCAGTAAGCCTGGACTCGTCCACGTGAAGGCCCTCGTAGAGGTCATCCTGCACACGGTCAAGGCGGTCCAGCGTCGGTCCTCCCCCTCCGCCGTCGTCGCCGCCATCGCCCTCGTCCTCCTCCTGGGGCAGCTCTACCGGCTCCTTGTCCAGCAGCTTCACGAACTTCTCCTGCCGGGTGACGTCGAGCACGGGCGGTGCGGAGTTGAACACGGTGCCGCCGAAGCGGAAGACGGCCAGACGCTCGGGCGAGTCGATGAGGCCGGAGTTGATCGCCACCTGGTCCGCGTCCATGGTCTTCTTGTAGAGGTCGGTCTTCTCCTCGTCCGAGACCTGCGTGAGCTCCTTGAACGTGAACTCGACCTCGCCCGGCTCGAGACCCAGCGGAGCACCGATGGTGTCCAGCCACGCCCGTACCTTTGGACGCAGGACGACCTCCTGGTGAGCCGCGACCCGGTTGTACCAGTTGCGCTGGTCGCTGCCCGCCGCGTTGCCGCCCATGGCACCGGACTCGGCCTGGAACAGGATCGACTTGGGTATGTCCGCGGCACCGCTGACGATCTCCATGAACTTGTCCATGAGGTCGGGCAGGCCGGTGACGGGCGTGCCCATCTTCTGGATCGTCTCGCCCTCGCCGTATATCGCCATGTTGTTGGTCGACATCTGGGCCTGCATCTCGCCGATCCTAGCCTGGATGGACGCCCAGTCCTTGTTCATCAGCAGTTCCTGGAGGTTGCCGATCTGCACCGCGTACGTGATGAAGGCCGGAATGACGGACGCCGCCGCCTGGTTGCTTATGCCCCAGTTGCGGAGGACGTCGTAGACCTTGTCGAGCACGCTGCCGCCCCAGCCCCAGTTCCTAACATGGGCGAGCGGCGGCAGCTTGCTGCCGTCGAACTTGATGGTCCGTGTCTCGTGCACGAGCGAGGTGGGGCTCCCGATCGCGGACAGGCGGTGCACGCGGTAGATCTCGGCCTTGCCGAACTTCTCCTCCTCCGGGTCGTTGTACCAGGTCTGCGGGAAGGCCAGCCACTTGTCCACCACGTGCGCGTAGTTGAACTTCTGCATCCGCTTGAGGTCCAGGGGCTCCTCCGGTGCTCCTCCGTCCCACGCGCCCATGATGAGGAGAGCACTGCCCTGCAGCCTCCCCCACGTCATGCCCTCGGCGAACATCCCGCGGCCGTCGAGCCGCTCGTCCTCCTTGCGGAGGAGCTCGGCCTTCTTCGGGTCCTTGTCGTGGGTCAGCTCGATCCACTCGCGCGTGGCGTCCTCGGGCAGCTGGGTGACGATGCGCGACGACAGCCAGTCGTGCTCGAAGAGCGCCTCGGCCTCGTCGCGGGTGATCCTGCCCTTACTCCGCACGAAGCTGGACACTATGACGGGGTCCGACCGACCGCCGAAGCGGCTCCGGCTGTTGTACCAGGAGTCGCTCCGCTGTCGACTCTCACGAAGTGCCCTCGTCGCCGTGTCGTGCTTTGTGCTGCTTGAAGTCTCACCCATGCTGTATGCCTCTTATTAAACGAGGTATCATAGAATTTATGTCTTAACCTGTGCTGTTCCTGAGTTGACTTCTTTTCCTGCTGAAGTAGCATGTAGCTTTCCTGCACTTGCGTGCATGCCAGCTTGCACCCTGGCAAAGTCAGCTGACTTACCTCTACCAGTTTTTAAAAGTTTGCCTACCCATTCTTTACGGCTAGTTTCATGAAGACTTGCTGCCTCCACATGCTCTTTGGCAGAAAAGCTAGTGTGCGACGGATGCGAGTGGCTCTCGTAGATCGGCTTGCCGCTCGACGTGTGACCTACTACCTTGCCGCCACGTGAGCCTTCGCCACCTTGGTCATTCCGCATCATAATTGTTTTGCTCACGCCTTCTCCCCTGTTTGCTGCGTTCTAGCGACTGCTGCATTGGCCCAAAACATGGCCTCCTCGACCCTAGTCACGGCGGTGGACTTCTCACGCCCGTCAGGACACAGCTCCTCGATCGTGCGGGCTAGCATCCGGCATGCCAGTCGTATGTTCTCATGTGCCGAGCTGACCATGTTGCTCGTTGGCGGGTGGTGCTCGAACCTGTCGTCCAGCTCCAGTCTGTCCATGGTGCCTATCTCCCGTAGTATCCCTGCTTCTTCATGAGCTCCGCGATGCTCGGCGGTCGCTCGGAGAGCCGTAGGAACGCCTGGCTGGTGGCGTCCACCTGGTCGTCGTGTCCGCCAAGCGGGAACGTCTCCATCTCCTCGAGGTACTCGCTGTTCCAGTGCCCACGCAGCATGAACACCCGGTTGCGGTATACGTGCGTGGCGAACGGCTCTGCCCTCTGTACCTTGTTGCCGGACGGGACGCCCGCCTCCTTGACCGAGCCCGTCTTCCGTACGCCCTTGCTCGCCGGCATCGGGTCCACCCTGGGCGGGTTCACCGAGTGGCCGGCGAGCATCTTGCGCATCGTGAAGATCTGGGCCTTGCCGCTCGCGCCCGGCTCCTGCTCGATCCATATCGTCACCGTGGGTCCGTCCAGCTTTGCTATGCGTCTTACCTCCGCGTCCCTCTCGCCCGGGTCCATCCTGAAGCGTGCGACGTTGAGGACGTAGAAGTCGAAGTCCATCAGTGTATCTTCCTCGTCCTCCTCTGGAGGCTTGTAGCCCGAGAAGGTGTCTACCCCGCACAGTGCACCCACCGTCCAGTCCGGATCCGTGCTGCTCGCCTGCTTGTCGGGGTCGGTCGCCGCGAAGTCGTAGCTCCTCACGAGCCTGAGCTGTATGTCCGGCGGCACCTCGTCGATGACGCGGATGCGATCCTTCTTTATCATGCCGCCTCCGCGTGGCGTCGGACGCTGCTGGAGTTGCCCAGCGGTCGCGTACGGCCCGAGGCTCTTCTCGAGACGCTTGACCTCCTTCTCGGGGAAGCGGTCCTTCCACAGCAGCTCGCCCTCCTCCTGCCTTGGGTCCTGGAAGCCTATCGTCGTCGGCGGCACGAACATCGGGTTGGGTGACCCGTCCGGCTTGTGCGGCACGAGGCGGCTCCGCTCGAAGCGCATGGGAAGACAGAGGTGGTCGTACCCGCCCTCGCGGAGCATGTGGCCGCTGCAGTCCCTCGCGTGCGTCCTCTGCATGACGATGACCCTCGCACCCTTCTTGGCGTTGTTGAAGCGGGTGGACATGGTCTCGGTCAGCCACACGAGCGTGCCCTCCCTCACCGCGTCGGACTCGGACTGCCTCACGTTGTGCGGGTCGTCGATGACCTGCTTGTCGCTGCCCTCGCCGGTCGCCATGCCGTCCACGCTGGTGGCGAGCCTGAAGCCGAGGGCGTCGTTCTCGTAGTACGTCTTCTGGTTCTGGTCGCCCGTCAGCTGGAACCTGTCCCCCCACCGGGCCTGGAACCAGGGCGACTGCATGAGCCGCCTCGCCTTCACGTTGTCGCGGGTGCTGAGGTGCTGGCCGTACGAGGCGAAGATCCACCTGGTGTGCGGTGCCTCGATCCACTCCCAGGTCGGCCACATGACCGAGACGGTGAGGGACTTCATCGTCCGAGGCGGCACGTTGATGACCAGCCACCTGATCTCCCCGGCCGTCACCGCCTCGAGGTGCTCGCACACGGCGTCGGTGCTCCAGTTGTCGCTGTAGTCCGTGCCGGGCTCGAGCTGTGGCCAAGCCAGGGCGATGAGCCGTCGGAGCCCGCCCGGCCCCCTTACGTCCTCGTGGTCGAGGGCGATGATGCCGGCCTCGGGGTCGGACAGGGCACGGGCTATGGAGGTCTCTGTCACTTCTCTCCTCGGATCTTGTTCATCTCACTGTTGAGGTGCCCTGAGAACGTAGCATTCTTACCCCTAAACTCCTCTAAGTCCTTGGGCCTGTTCGCACGGGTCATGGCCTGCCGATGCTGCTCCGCTTGGTCGTCGTGATGACCTGCACGGCCCTCAGCACCCACCCTTCGGAATTTACTTGCATGCTGGGAATGCAACCTACTGGCTTGCTCGTGCTCCTTGCTGTTGAAGTCATTATGGTTGGAGTGGCTTTTATTCTTGTAGATCGCCTTGCCGCTTGAGGTGCGTCCGATGACCACCCCGCCCCGACTGCCTTCGCCCGCGTCGTTTGTCATTAGTATTAGTACCGAGCTGTTCATTTCTTGCCCTTTGGCTTGCGCCCAGATGATGCTGGAACTTTGTCAGCTGAGGCGTGGTGGAGGTTGGATTGTCGAAGATGGTATTGCGCTTGCTCGTGCAGACCGCCTCTTGCCATGATGTCCGCGTGCGTCGCAGATCCCTTCTTGCTCGCCTGGTCCAGCAGCTTCTCGACCCTCGCCATGTGCATGCTGGCCGCTGCGATGTGCTCGCCGGCGGTGAAGTCCCTGTGCGACGGGTGTGAGTGACTCTCGTAGATCGCCCTGCCGCCGGACGTGTGTCCGATGACCCTGCCGCCCTTCGAGCCCTCGCCCTTGGCGTCGTTCCGCATGATGACCAGTCTGCTCACTTGCCCTCCGTGCGTTTTAGATCGAACCAGCGATGGTACTCCTTGGGCAGCTCCTTCAGGTCCTCGTGTCCCTGGTTGGCGTGGGCGAACTTCGCCAGGTCGTGCTCGTCTATGCCGTGCCCGCCACCGCCTGCGTATTGGATGAACTTGACCACCTTCACGATGTGCTCTGGCGGTATGGGCTTGTCGACCGTGAACTCACGGAAGGACAGGCCGGGTTCCACGTAGTCTACCCCTTCCTTGGCCGTGCCTGCGGAGACGCGTACCACCACGAAGCCGGCGTCGCGACTGCGTATCTCGTCCTTGCTGAGCCATGCCTTGCCGGCCGAGCCGGGGTGGACGCCCTGCTTGACTATGGCCTCGAGCTCGGAGTGGTGCCGTGGAGAGTGGTAGAAGTGGTGCCACTTGCTCGTGTCCTTGGGCAGTGAGACATCGGCGAAGTGACGAAGGTCTTCATGCGTCTTGACCTGGTGCGACGAGCGCTTGCTCTTGTAGACGGGCACTCCACCGGACGTGTGTCCGACGACCACCCCGCCTCGACTGCCCTCGCCGCCGGCGTCGTTCCGCATGAGTATGAGCGTTCTCACTTGCCCTCCGTGCGTGCGTCGTCCGTGCGCTGCTTCTTGTCCAGGTGCTTCTCCACTTCGTCGATCAGCCTTGGCATGAAGCTGATCGACCGACCCGACCTCTTACCTGCCTCTCGCATGAGCCCCTTGACCGCGTTCAGGCGGTCCTCCTCGGCCGGGGTGTTCTTCCCCTTCACAGGCTTCGGCAGCAGCTTGAAGTTCTTGTCGTGGGTCTCTGTGAACAGGGACGAAATATCGAAGTTGTTTTCCCCGAGTGCAAACACATTTGTCTTGCCCACTCGCTGCACAGCCACGGCGTCGGCCATGTTAGACCCCTTGGTCGTGAACTGGCTGTTAGTCGCTTTGTGTTGGGCAGGAGTGAGTAGTCCCTCTTGCTTCATGGCCTTTGCGACTGTCCTGTGCCACACAGACCTGGTCTCTTTGTCCGGGTTCCTACCACCGTGGGCACCGACCACGAAGTCGCCGTTGGGCATTATCCAGGCCCGAGCGTTCGTCTGTACCTTCTCCAGGTGCTTGGCGGTGGGGTTGCGATGCAGCTCGACGGTGACTGTTGAGCCAGCTTCCGACTTCACCTTCAGTGCATGGAACGAGTACCCGCGGTCGGGCACGTGCGATAGGTGCTTTGGCTGCTTGGATCCGTAGATCGGTTTCCCGTTGCTCCAGCCTGTGATGTGTCCACCCCTACTCCCTGGACCCGTGCCGGCGTCGTTCCGCATGAGTATGAGCCTTCTCATTTGCCCTCCGTGCGTGCGTCGTCCGAGCGCTGCTTCTTGCGCTCGAGGATGCCCCGTAGGGCGTCGCGGTCCTTCTGGTCCATGTCGGTGAGGTCGATCCCCTCGGTCTGTATCGGCCCGCCGTCCTTGCCCGTGTGCTCGTGCCGTTCCCTTATCATGCCGAGCACCTTGGCCATCGTGTCGAGCGCCCCCTTCTTGTTGGCGAGCTTGAACTTTGTCTTCTTGACCGCCTGGCCGTCGTCGCCCTTCTCGAAGTAGGTCTCCTGCTCGATGCCCTCGACCGCCGCCATCTTGACCCTGTACATCGGGTCGCCCTCGTCGGGGAAGTCGAGGACCACGCTGCCGTCCTCCAGCTTCACGTAGTCGGCCATGTTGCTGAAGCCCAGCGAGGCGAGCTCGGCCAGCACCTTGTCAGCCGTCACCTCCAGCCTCTCGAGCCTGGGGCGCAGTATGAAGTGGAGTTCGTCCTGTACGGTCACGTGCGAGAGCAGTCGTGATGCCTGTGACCTTGCTGACTTCTTCGAGTAGCCAAGTAGGATCGCAGCCTGGGTAGCGTTGCCCTTGCACCTGACCACCGCACGGGCAAACTCCCTGTGCCGGTCCGCCTTGGTGGCACCTCCCAGCTTGGGAGCATTGGAGGCCAGCGGTCGTATCCTCTTCTTCTTTTTTATGTCGTCTGTAGCCATCCGTAATACTACCGCACAGGGTCCTAGGTGCAACCCCCCACTGTTTTCACTTGAACATGCTGGCTCAAAGTACGAGCCAGGGGGATCTACTATGCCACCGGACAGGCTAAGCGGCTGACGTCGTTGGCCTTTTCCTGTGTCCAGCTGGGTGGACTACGGTAGGACTACGGTAACTTCTCCCAGAGTGTAGTCCATTTTTCACCCTTTATGTAATTGTTTTTATTAGCTTTTTAGAGATTGGACTACGGTAACTATAGTAACTACAGTAACTTTAACATTCTGCAACGCACACACGCATCGCATGCACGCATCACGCACATTAAACAATTTCGAGAAGTTACCGTAGTTCTGTAGTTACCGTAGTCCGTCAGTCCTTTTGTCAGTCAGCTCAGGTACTTAGGCGGACTATGCTTTGGAAAAGTTACCGTAGTCCACCGTAGTCCGCCAGACCTTTCTCCAAGATGTGGACGCGTATAGGAGCCGCTCAGGCAACACTTGAACGCGACGGTTCGCGTTCGGGAGTCAGCACGACAACATTAGGGACATCGACAATAAACAGAGGAGACGAGCATGATGACGTACGTGAAGAGACTCAGAGACTGGTACTCCAGCGACTCGATACCGATGCGCCTGGTGGCCCTGTTCTTCATGGCTATTGCCTGCACGCTCACGGTGGCCTGGATGCCCGTGATGGTGACTGCTGTTGTGATCGGACCGTTTGTCGAGCCTCTCCGTGGCCATCCGTGCTTCAGCTGGTACATCGCCTTCGTCGCCTGGCCGAGCCTGCTGCTCGACTGGGTCTTCGAGGGCTAGCAGCGCACACATCCAAGGAGTACGGTATATGCTCACGACAATCGTGTCGGGCGGACAGACAGGAGTAGACCGTGCTGCTCTGGATGCTGCAGTGAGCCATGGCTTGCTAACAGGCGGGTGGGCTCCAAACGGATGGCAGACCTCGGATGGACCCGATCTCACCCTTAAGAGGCTGGGCCTGCAAGAGCATACCGGAGGCTATCGGGAGCGCACGATAGCCAATGTCGAGGACAGCGACGGAACACTTGTACTCGCAGTAGCGATGGGATCTCCCGGCACGAAGCTCACTGTCAATGAGGCTAACCGACAACTAAAGCCCATGATGGCGGTACACCTAAACGACCCCGACCCTCGAAGAGTAGTTAGCTGGCTCAAGCGTAATGGCATTGAGATTTTGAATGTGGCAGGTAACCGAGAAACGAAGAGCAACGGTGTCTATCGTCTCGCTTGCTTGTTCCTACAGGAAGTACTCACGCAGTGCAAACAGCAGGGAGAGACGACATGACAACGCCCCAACAAGCGATGCAGACACAGGAGTTGAAGAGCTTTGCGCCCAGCAAGCGAGACCAGGCCAAGACTGTTCTGGCTCGCATGCTCAATGAGTGTATGCTTAATGAGAGTTCGCTGGACGAGGCAGACGTCAAGGCCCTCATAGGCTACGTCGAGGACCTCGAGCGCCGAGCGGCCCGGTCGGACAGACGGCGGAAGTCGCTGAGGGCCCTGCACAGGGCGCACGGGTACCTGCGGCTCGAGCTGGCCCTGACACGCGCGCAGCTGCTGATAGAGGCCGGCCCCTCCGGCCTGCAGTTCTTGCTCGCGTACGCGAAGCAGACCCTGTGGTCGAAGTTCCGCCAGGAGCAGAGCATCGAGGCAAAACTGTTCGACAACCTCTACCGCGGCGTCCGTGGTGCACGTGTTGACATGCCCGGGTACGACAAGATGCGGGACGAGGCGATCGATGCGATCTATGCTTTACGGGCCGGGAAGGAGCGGTCGTGAAGGTCAAGGTGGGCGACAGGGTGTACGACGGTGAGAAGGAGCCCGTGATGGTCATCCTGAGTGATGAGGACAAGAAGAACATCCAGGACATGCCCAATGCCAATACCAAGTACGCAGTGGCTCCTGACGGGCACTTTTCCAAGGAACGTTTTCTGGAATGGATGAGGGAGGGAGTATGAGCAACCCGTGGATGATCCCGTGCCTGCACTGTAGTATCGAAACGGGCATCAGGACCATCGTAAAGTGCACCGTGTGCGGTGACCCAGGTTGTCCGCTGTGCACAGTCAAGAACCCAAGAGCACAGCCGGGTCCAAACGATGACTGGTATCCTGTGACGTCGAACAGAGGTACACGCTATCGGCACAGCCACTGCAATCCCAGCAACCTCCAACACGAAGAGGCAGGAACGATGGAAGTCAGGGACGAGAGGACGATCGAGATAAGACTGTCGCGGGAGCAGACCGCTGACGCCGTGAGGCAGTGGATCCGCGGGCAGGCACTGCTGTCGGACAGGCAGCTTGACATGCTGTCTAAGAGCTCCATAGAGTTCAAGGTTACCCGAGGCATTCTCAGCACAGTCATCAAAGGGACGGAGGACCTCACGCAGGAGGAAACGACTATCGAGCAAGAGGCACAGTCAGCAAGCGACGCTCTTGTGAAACGGGGCGTGTCGAGGCATCCGTGCGGCGGCTGTGCGTATCTCAACTGGGTCGCCGCAGATACCCAGAGCGACCACAAGAGCGGATGGGGCTGCGACCGACGTGGCGATCATGCCAGAGAGCGATGCAGCTTCTTCACTCCCATGGATGGCATCTTCAAAGGCAAGTTTCCACTCGTGCTCGACGGCATACGGTGCTGTGGCATCCGTGACTGTAACGAACCGGCTACGCACCACTGGACCGTGAGATGCAGTAATGAGCATTGGCACAGCGGCGAAGGGTACTTCTGCGCAAAGCACAGCGGGACGATGGCGATGCCGGCGCTCGGGCTATGCTGCTCCGTCGTCATCACGAGCCTTGTAGCCGTGAAGGCAAGGAACCGCACGTCCAACACCTACCCAGGCCATGAGGGCACGGAGGAGTCGCCGTGAAGCGGGAGTACAAGCCTGTCAATGTGCGCCCCCTCAAGATACGCGTGCTACCGCACAAAGACTACTTGGCATGGGAGAAGTCTGCAGACCAGGATGAGTTCATAAGAGTATGGGATAAAACACACACACCTAATGGGGCTAAAAAGGCATGATCGCCATACACAACGACACCCCGAAGCTCGAGGCCAAGCAGGCGAGGATCGACTTCAGGCGACGCGTGTGGGAGCTGTTCGGCTGCAGGGTCGACGTAACCCGCACATTCAGCCGCGTCCAGTCCCACCTCAATAGGGACTGGCGCGATCGTGCGCTCGGCCCGGGCGGCGGCTTCCAGGGCATAGTGACGGGCGGGAGGTGGCTCGGCAACGGTCGGTTCCGCGTCTGGCCCTACGAGGACTGGGAGACCGTCGTCCGCGTGCCCGCGGTGCTCGTCGCCTCGTCGCCGTGGAGGGCTCCCACCCCGGTGCCACTTGATGGCTTCGCAGAGTCGATGCGAGTGGTGATCGTCGATCCGGACAAACTTGCACAGCTGATGATGACGGAGCCAAGTGGCCCTCTTACAATTACAGAGCCGTTCCAGGTATTAGAGAGCCAAGTAGCTTCACAGCAGTTTCAAGCACACCCGTGCGACGGCTGTATCCACTCGACTTGGAACTCTTACGACTCCGCAATACAGTTGCACGGCTATTCATGTGATCGCACTGGCCTGCTCGTTTCCGGCCGATGCGACCTTTATGACGGGGAAAGGAAATGAGCAAAAGTGACAAGATGTTGATAGAGCAACCCACTAAGGCTGATGTTGCCCTGGATCATGCTCAGTATGTTGTAGGCATCATCGATGAAGGGTTTCCTTTACGTCGAGAGGAGCAGCCGACAACTCGTGTTTGCTCATGGCCTGAGCAGCATGAGAACTTAGCACGGCAGTACCTAGAAATTCAAACTAGGGTTGGGATGCTTGAAGAGATCGTCATGGAGTCCAGACGTGGTCGAGGTGAGCACGGCTGCTGGTGCGAGATAGCCATAGGGAACCCGATGCTGAAGGACCACACCGGGCTGTGCAAGAAAACAAGAGCCTTGATGGAGGGACGACAGATATGAAGATCGAGTACACCGTGCCGGACCAGGGGGACACCTTCCCCGGCGACGCCATGCTGCTTGGGGAGTTCGAAACCAAGCGGCAGAGGATCGGCATTGCCAAACAAGAAGACGGCGAGTACTGGGCACAGGAGTGCGCGGAGGACTACCACAATGCCCACGACGGCTGGGAGGCGACCTGGCCGGTCACGATAGCCCTGTACATCGACGGGGATCCGGCGGGCCTGTTCGAGGTCGACCGCGAGGCGGAGCCGGTGTTCATCGCACGGAGAAAGCCATGACAATGCAGGCGAGGTGCACGAAGTGCGGACGTCCTGCCCCGTACGACCGGGCCAAGGTGGTCTGCTCGGACTGCCGCAGCAAGAAGGCACAGAGCTGCAGGGAGTGCGGCAGTCCAGCACCCAACCCGGGCTCGGGGTACTGCGCGAACTGCGAGCCCAGGGAGGCAGCATGACGACGAGCGACGAAGCGTTGGTGGATCGGTTCGAGATGATGGAGTACGGAGAAATCAATTTCACGCCTTCTGAGTGGATA